GGCGACGATCTCGTCGTCGCCGGTGATCTCGTTATCGACGATCATCTCCTGGGCGCCGATGCCGCACGTGAGCATGTCCTTGAACATGTCGCGGTCTTCGGCTTCGGCGTTCCAGTGCGGCAGCGCGCGGAAGTAGGCCGCCGCTGACGACAGCAGTTCGTGCTTGGAGATCTGGCCGCCGGCTGGCGTGGCGACCCGCTGAACGTACGAGATCCCCATCTGGTTGAAGATCATCGCGCCGTAGGTGGCGTCCACCAGCGCCGCGACCCGGTTGAAGACGACCATCGGCCGCTTCGTCTCTGCCATCTTCGCCTTGTCCTCGGCAGCCCAGTGGTCGCCGTGGACGTAGCGCATGTCCTCGCGCATCTTCGGGTGCTGGATGTCAGCGGCGTACGTCTCGAACTCAGAGCGCCACTTGACGATGGTCTCCTCGCGCTTCTTCAGCCCTTTGTAGCCGTCAGGGTTCTCGACCTTCATATCGCCGACATCCACGTCCCAGAGTCAGCCCGCTCGCGGCGCTTCTGCCGCACGACGGCCATTTTCGCGTCGAGGTAGCCCGAGTCCCGCTCGCGGTAGCGCGCGCAGAACGTCAGGTTGAAGGCGTCGAGACGATCAGGGGACCGCAGGATGCGCTTCTTGATCTCGTCCTTCGGTTCCGCCAGCAACCGCATCCGGTTGCCCTGGTCGGAGTTGATCTTGCGAACCGTCAGCATTTCCTCGATGAGCTGCTCGTCGTACGGGATCGAGCAGTCGCGCTGCCGGAACCAGTCGGCGGCGGAGAAGTGCATCTCCGCGCGCTTGTTGACGTACATCTCGTCCCGGTTCGCTTTCTCGCTGAACGGCACCGAGACGATGGGCAGGCCCAGGTCGCGCAACTGCTGCGCCATGGGGATGCCGAGACCGCTCGCGTCCACGCAGATTGCGGCCGGCGCTGAACCGGCGTCCCGCGAGGCGTAGTAGGCGTCCACCACCCTGTTAACCGAGATCTGCGTGTCGTCGGAGATCCACGTCTCGACCGGGCCGAGCAGGATGTTCCCGTGCCGCTTGGCCAGGGCGCAGCGGTCGCCGCCGGCCGCCGGGTCGAAGCCCCAGATCGGCAGGTAGCCGGGCTTCAGCTCGACCACCCTGGCGACGGCGTCGGACACCAGATCGACCGGGAAGATGCAGCCTTCCTGCGTCGTCGGGAACTCGCCCAACACGTAGCTCTGCCAGTCTGGACTATCCTCACCCCAGTTCTTCCGGCACTCGTCGATCCACGCCTTGCGGAACCACGGCTCGTCCTGAACATCGAAGGCGGAAACAGTGGTCGTTTTCCACAGCTTCGACATCTCCGGGTGCGTGAAGATGCGATAGAAGGCGCCCGACGTGATCGTGGGGTTCCCGGCAACGACGATGCGGCTCCCAGGCGTCGTCAGGGAGCCGTACATGACGTTGAAGATGCTGTCGGGGATGCCGGCAGCCTCGTCGAGGATCACGAGCATGTGGGCCGCGTGGGCGCCCTGAGAGGCCACCGAGTTCCCCTCGCTTGCCGCACGGGCGATGATCATGTTCGGCTGCCGGCTGGGCTCGCCGGCCTTGTCGGCGCTGATCCGGATTTCGGAGGCGAGGATCTGAACGTCCTTGCGCAACTCCGGGATCAGCCGGGCGTGGAGCAGCCGAAACTCGCCCCAGTTGTGGTCGCGAAGCTGGTCGGCGCGGGTGGCGGCGAACAGCACCTTGGCCGGCCAGCGGGTGAATCCCCACCAGAGGGCGAGGAACGCCATGGTGAAGGTCTTGGAGGCGTTCCGGTTGGCCTTGACGCCGTTGTAGGGGTTGTCGCGGACGCCCTCGACGAACGGGATCGCCCACTTCGCCAGCGTCAGCGGACGGCCCTGATCATCTGGCAGAAACGCCTCACGGGCGAACGCGGCCGGATCAGCCGCCCACCTCTCCTGGATCGACTTCGGGGTCGATCTTCCGCCAGCCGGCATCATAGCCGATGAGCGTGCCGTTCGTGGCGAGGATCGGGTTGCCTTCATCGTCGCCGATTATCGAGCCGTCCCGGATCGCCGGGACCTCGTCCCAGAGAGCCACGCGTTCACCTCTACGCCGACACCTTGACCACGAACGCGACAACCCCGCCGGTGATCGTCACGAGCGCCGCCGTCGCGGCGATGACCTTGAACAGCGTCTCCTGGCTGATCATCCCGCGCTGGGCCTGCATCTGGACCATCTCGCCCTTCAGGCCGTTCACCGCGTTGAGCGTCTCGCGCGCGTCCTGCGCGCTCCTGCGCGCGTCCTCCGCCGTGGCGCCGATGTGCTTGTCGAAGGCCGTTGTCAGGGCAGCAACCTCCACGCCAACGCGTACCTGCCACTTCTCGACATCCCCCAGGCGCTCTTCGATCCTCGTGAGCCGGTTTCCGAGCCGCCCACGCTGGTCGTTGTACCTGCCCCCGTTCGGGCCGAGGTCATCCACCCAGCTTCCCAGCCTTGGCCAGGGCCTCCCTGAAGTCCCGGAACTCATCGGCCATGACCTTCGCCCGCCGAACCTCGGCGAGCCGGCCGAATAGCTGCTCGATGCTCGGCTGCGAGCCGGAGGAGACGAGCTGGCGGCGAACGTTCACAATGGCCGCGTCAACGAGCCTGTCGGCCTCGTCGATGGCTGCGTCGAGCGACCGGGCGCGCCCGGAGTCCAGCGCTTCAAACGACAGACTGCTCACCCAGTCGAAGTTCATTTGACCAGCCCTTCGCGCTCGATCACCTGAAGGGCGACCTCGTTGCAGATCCGGTCCTCGCGGCACACCCGCGCGTACCGCTCGCGGATGGCGTTGGCCTGCTTGTTGGCGGCAACCTGGGCGACGAGGCGGTCGCGGTCGGAGATGAGCTTCCGGTACTCGGCAACGCCCATGACGACGTTGCCGACGATTGGCCTCTTGCCAATCCAGCCGCCGTACTTGGTCTCGGCGCTGGCGAGGTCCGTCACCTGAACGGTGACGTCACTCACCACGATCTGGGGATTGCCTCCCGGAGCGTCCGTCGGGACCAGATGTGTGCTGCTGCAACCGCTCAGCAACGCCGCGGACATCATGAGCGAGACGCCGAGCTTCGCGCGGATGCTGGTGCCAGTACGCCCGAGGCGACCAGTCGCGCTCGACGGCGTAGACGAAGATTTTGAACCCGAGCTTGGCGAGCGCATTCCACATCCCCCCGATCATCGCCGGAAGGCGTCGGCTGCGGCGGCTTCGGTCTCCGGGGCAACCCGGGGGCCGATGGCCTGATCGGACGTGACGTTGTTGTCGCGGGCGAATAGGAGCCCGATGCCGGTCGCGATCCCGCTGAATCCGGCGGTGATCGCCGGCGCGAGGACGCTCCAGTCGAGGCTATCTCCGGGCGAGTTGGCGACGGCCGCGAGGATCGCGGCGACTCCAGAGAAAATGCCACCGACCCCACCGACGGTGGTCTTCCAGGAAGACTTCATCCCGCACCCCTGCTGTTGCTGCGGCGCAACGGCGCCGTTGCACATTTACCACAGCTTCAGGGGATGTGGGCAAAAAAACGGCCGGCGCTTGGCCGGCCAGTCTGGCACTTAAGGGGGAAAACGACGCCAGGCCCCTAGAGCCCGGGCCGGCCTACGTCAAGCGGTCACTCTTCACCTTCAAGACGCGCTACGCGACTGCGCAGGTCCGCCACCTCGCTTTCCAGCGCGTGCATCAGGGCGATGGCGAGTTCCTTTGGGTCGGCGTCTTCCACCCGCTCGATCCCGTCGCGGGTGAACATGATCCGCTCGATTGGGCCGATGCCGTCGCCGTGGCAGTCGTTCAGCCAGCCGAAGAACTCCTCGTCCCTCACGTCACTCGCTCCAGCACACCATGCCCGCGCCCTGCGGGTTGCAGTAGGTCACCGGCTGGCGCTGGTGGCCCTGCGGCTGCATCGAGTTCGACAGCCCCTGGCTCCCGAGCATGAACATCATCATCGCCCGATCCATCTCCGCCCGCTCCGACGGCGTCAGCTCCCGGGTCGGCCCCGACGAGCACGCCGTAACCGAGAGCGCCAAGGCAGTCAAAGCAAGCGCCGCACACGACGCCGAACGAAGTCGGCTCATCGCGCCGCAAGATCTCGTCTTTCTCTCCACACATGCCGCACGCATCGTCGCCCTCCATGTCACTTCTTCTCCGCGATCACGGCGCCGAGGAACGTGTTTCGGTTCGCCGTTTGAGTCCTGGCGTCCACGTTCACCGCAACGCCGCCTTTCGCCGCCGGCATGAACTGCGACGCCACGTATTTCCTGGCGTCAATTCGGCGGGCCTTGAGGTCTCGCTTCATCATCATCCACGCCTGCAACAGCGCCGGGTCCTCCGGGCCGTCCTCAAGGCGGATCGGCGCGTCGGCAATCTCGATGATCTCCTTCATCAGCCGCTCGGCGTAGAGCCGGCGGGCGTCCTCCAGCCGTTCCAACTGGTCATTGTCGCGCAGATGCTGCGTCAGGTCGCCCGGATCGACGACGCCCAGGCAGGCGCCGGCAAGGTCGCCGGTGCGCGACACGGAGTGCAGCACGCGGGCGACGGTTACCGCCGGGATCAGCGGCTCTCCATCCTCGTCGATGACTGCCGGAACCTGCTTGCGCGGTGGCACCTACCCTCGCCTCGCCATTTTCCGAGCCAGGACATTCCTCCAGCGCCACCGGCGGAGGTTACCCCTATCGCGGATTATGCCTGGGAAGATGACCAGAATTGGGTGTTTTCGCTCCTGCAGGAGGCTGACCCCGAGAAGGTTCCGAATATCGCGCCGCGAGCACATCTCGCCTCTCCTGTCGTTGGTGGGCGCGGCCAGCTCGTGATTTCACAAGCCAAGCCAGCCGCGCCCCGCCGGGGTTAGGGGGCCTCCCCCAGCGATCCATCTGCACGAGGCGCGCTCTCCATGATGTGGATGACGACGACCTCCTCTTTATCCGGCTTCTCGCTGAACTCCGGGGCCGACACGACAGCCTGCGCGGCCTCCTCGGCGCTCTTGCACGCGACGGCTTCGACCAAAACACTATAGGTTCTAATGACCTCGACCTGCGCCTCGTACTGCACCTACACCTCCGTCGTCGGTCGCGGCCACAGGCCGCCCATCTTCAGCGCCCGGATCACCCAGCCGCGATGGAACTTGCGCTTGCCCGGGTCCCGCTCTGCGATCTCCGTCACGTACCGGATGCGCGCGAGCGCGATGGCTCGGCTTACCGCGTAAGCACCAACCTGCTCGGTTAGCCGCTTAAGCGGCACGTCAGGGGAGAACCCGAGCACGTCGGGAACGTCCGCGAGGATCTTGCCAACCCCGCGCTTGCTGTGCAGCACGTACAGGTCGAGAATGTGCTCCCACAGCCCCCCAGGCACGTCCGTGCCCATTATGCCGATGTCGTCGAAGTACCAGCGGTAGAAGGCGAACGCGTCCTCCCGCGTCGCCGCACGGAGGTGGCGCTTGCCGGCAAGGAACGTCCTCCCGGTCGCGCGGCAGTAGCGGTCCCACTGGGGCAGGCTCATGCCCCAGTTCGTCGGCGGATCCGGCGGCCTGTCGGACCAGCCCTTCTCCCGGTCGTCGATCAGCTCGGCGATGAAGGCGTCGTTGACGATCATTCCGCCTCCTCCGCCTCGATCTCCACGACGCAGCAGACCTCCACGTCACCGATCAGCGGCATCTCGTCAAAGTCCGGGCGCCCGTACACGTCGAGAGCGGTCTCCTCGGCGCTGTCCTCGTTGCTGGCCTCGACCTCGACCTCGTACTCGCTCCATACCTTGAGCGTCACCTTGTACCGCTTCATGTCTCATGCACCAGCGGAACGCGGGCCTCCCACTGCGCGGGGGTGATCTCCTCCGCCCAAGCCATCGCCTCGGCGACCGTCGACGACACCTCGACCCCCTCCATGTGGCGCTTGCCCGTGCTCGGGCAGTCGAAGATGCAGTAATAGGCATCCTCGGAGAAAATCTCACCCGCCGGGAACCTGATGAGGTTGTAATGGACAAGACTGCCATCGGCAGCCGTCTTGATGCGCTTGTCCAGCGAGACGCCATCGGCGTGGCGGACGAACTCATCGACGTCGGCGAACCGCATCGCCTGCGTCCGCTGGTCAACGTCCTCGATCCGCAGGATGTCTTGCATCGGCATCCCGCCGACGACGCGCCAGTAGAGCGCCTCGTCGAATCGGACGCCGTTCAGGTGGTAGATCCGAAACCCGTCTCTCCACTCGTGCGACGGGCCGTCCGTGCAGTGCGGCTGGCCGAGATCATTCACCATCAACCGCGTCGGGAAATCGGACACAATGCAGAACTTCTCGTGAACGAAACGGAAGCCGCCGCATTTCGCCGCGTCCTCCCATGCCTGATACGTCGACCAGTCAAAACCCACCAAACCGAGAACATCCCTGGTCGCCTCAGCGTACGCCGGGAAGCCCGACCACATATTCCCACCTTGATAGATCCGCCACACGGATCGGCAGCACCCCATCGCCAGATCCACGTTGGCCGCCCCAACAAAATCGACCGCAAGAAGTCGAAGCCAGTCGTAGGTGGCGACGTAGGTGGCGAATGG